GTGCAGGTACACCAATTCCAGTTGCGACAATTCCAGTTAAACCCAGCTAACGACTTCGACGAAGTTGACTACATGGCAAAGTTACAAATCAAATATGTGCCGATCGACGCTCTGAAAGTCAACCCTCGCAATCCCCGGGTAGCTCCTACAAAAGCAATCTTAGCCATTAAAGACAGCATCCGAGAATTTGGATGGACAAACCCCATCTTGGTGCAGAAATCGAACAACCTAGTTATTGCAGGACATCAACGCATCAAAGCGGCCAAACTGGCCGGACTAAAAGAAGTTCCCATAATCTACTTAGACTTAGACGATGTCAAGAGCCTCGCTTACAACATTGCCGACAACAAACTTGCAGAGCTAACCGACTGGAACGAACGTGAACTATCACGGATCCTGGAGAGCCTCAACAACGATGTGGATCTCACGCTGCTTGGCTTCAACAAAGAAGACTTGGACATGCTTATTCCAGAACTCGCTGAACAAATCAAAGGGTTCGAGGAAGAACTCAACGAAGCTCTCAACAAAGTCGGTACAACAAACGTTAGAGCGCCAGTCGTTTGGATGGGCAGCAAATCACATTTAGCCACTTGGATCATAAGCCACTTTCCCGAACATTCCTGTTATGTAGAGCCTTTCGGCGGCGCCGCATCAGTTCTCCTGCGCAAGGAACGAGTTAAATCAGAAGTCTACAACGACCTTAACCATTTCGTCTACAACTTCTTCAAGTGTATCAGAGACCAACCGAAGCATCTACTCAGCGCTCTTGCCTTTCTCCCTCACAGCAGACAACTCTATGACGAGTTAAGGATCGCCTTCAAAAAAGGATCCGTACACCCAGGTGAATTAGTTTTACAGGCTGCCTGCTGGTATCACCTCCAACAAAGTAGCTTCGCAGGTCACTGGGGAACTGGCTGGGCGCATGGCGCAAAAGGCGGCTCCGTACTTCGCAACACTATGAACCGCTTATGGGACGTTGCTATGCGACTGCAGGGCGTACAAATTGAAAACTCAGATTTCCGCAAAATCTTTGAAACCTACGACACCGAAACCACCCTGTTCTATGTGGATCCTCCTTACATCACACACGAACACTATTACCCAAAGACCCAAGTGGAACCTTTCACCTTAGACGACCACAAGGATCTTGCGCAGATTCTAAATAACATTCAAGGCAAAGCCTGCGTCAGCTACTACCCCAGTCCCTTCGTAGACGTTGCCTACAAAGGCTGGCGACGAACGAAGAAAACCGTTCGCGCTTGGGCTAAGGGAGTAACAAAACAAAGTAAGACAGGGCGTCGACCTTTCCGCACTGAACTATTGCTTATGAATTATTAGGTGTGCAACTTGGCAGGTAAACTCGTGGATACATCCGTGGATACACCCATAGGTAAATCAGAGCCTTGGGAACGTCAACCTGGCGAAACCAACAAAGCCTACTATGCTTTCACCCTGTACCGGGACATGGGCTACAAGCGAAGCTTGGTGAAAGTAGGGCAAAAGTATGGTGGAAACCGTAACATCCGAGCCTTAATGGAACGTTGGAGTTCACAATATAACTGGGTTGAACGAGTTACTGCTTACGATGATTATTTAGAGTTGCAGAAGCGACTTGCCCATGAGGAAGAGTTGGAGAAGATGTGCAAGCGCCACCTCACCTTAAGTATGGCATTGCAGTCGAAAGCAGCTGAGAAACTTAAGGATCTCGAGGGGAAAAAGATGCGCGTCAGCGATGCAATCCGGGCTGTCAGCGAGGGAACCAAGCTGGAAAGGCTCACCAGGGGAGAACCCACAGAGAAGGTGCGAGGCGAACTTGTCACAACCATTAAAGGCCCTGCTGTGATGCCTTGGGAGAACATGCCTGAAGCCCGAGACGCCATAAGACAAGTTGCGGAAAAGCTGCGTAGGGAAAAGAACCAGAGTGACGCAAGCTCTTCCTAACTATTACAGGTATATACCTGACGCCGGTAAGCAGCTGCAGTTCCACGCTGCACGAAACATCTACCGTTTCAGATCTGTCATCTGCGGAACAGGCGGAGGCAAAACCGTATGTGGCCTAGCTGAAGGGATCAGTTGGGCTAAGAAGTATCCTGGAAGCGTCGGTTACGTTTTTGAGCCAAGTTTCCCCATGGTACGTCGCATCTTGTTGCCAACGCTCCGGCGTGATTTGTTGCTTGGAAAGCCTCTGCACGCTAACCCTGACATCAAACGGTTTCACCGGGGCGATATGCGCCTCGAGTGGGAGAACGGCAGCGAATTCTGGTTTGTCAGCCTTGAAGACCCTGAGATGGCTGAGGGCAGCAACATCGACTGGGGTATGATTGACGAAGCTCGCCTGGTGCGGCACTTTGATGTGGCCTTGAGAACTGTTATTCGCAGACTGCGAGGCAGTGACCCAAGCCAGGGCTATCCGACTGGCCTGTGGATCACGACAACGCCAGATGCTCCAGGTAGTGATTTACACCGGTTTATTGAGAACCCGAAGACGAAGCACCCTGACAGCAAAGTGTTCAGGTGGGGCATACATGACAACCGGCACTTAACAGCGGAGTACATCAGGGACATATTGCGCACTCACCACGGCGGCTTAGCTGAAAGGTTCGTGCATGGCCGGTTCGCCGCTGTCGGCGTTGGCACAATTCCCTTCGACGCTTCTGTGCATGTCACGTCAATAATCAACAAACAAATCATCGTTCAAATGGTTTATGGCGTAGACTTTGGCTGGAGTAACCCGAGCTGCGTTTTAGCCATAGGATTTGACCGTGACGGTCGCGCTTATGTGCTTGAGGAATATTATGAGGCTCGAGTGACAGAAGACAAAGTGAAGGAAGTTCTCCAGGACATGCAAAGCCGCTGGGGTCGCGGGCGTGTCTATTGCGATCCTACTCAGCTGCAGACGATCAACTGGCTGATCAGCCATGGCATACTTGCTCAGAAGAGCCTTCCGAAGCGAGTCGAGGGGATCCGGCATATGGCTGGGTATTTTCCTAAAGCCGAGGACAACAGACCCCGAATTCAGATTCATAGTAATTGCGTCAACCTAACCGCGGAACTGCAGGTGTATGACGAAACCAAAAAAGAGTTTGACCATGCTGTTGACACTTTGCGCTATGGTTTAGGGAGTCGAATGAAGAAAGAAGGCGACGTCGACGCCTGGATACTTGGGTAACGACGCAAAAAGGCTGTTGGTTGCCAGGCCTCGAGCTGATTATTGGCTGATTAAGAAAACAGAACCAAAAAGGAAACGATTAGAATGACTTGGACAACTCGAGAGAAATTCTTAGCAGCACTCTTCATTGTGACCTTAGCTGTAGCCACTATAATTATTGTAGCTCCAGCTTTCCGAGTAAAGAACGTCGGGGCAATCCGGGCCGTCGGGGTTAAGTTGTACTGGGACGAGCAGGCTACCCAAGTCGTAACCCTCATCGATTGGGGGCTCATGGGTCCAGGAGAACTGAAAGGCGCCACGGTTTACATTCGCAACATTAAGAGCTTAAACTGCACTCTCACTCAAAACTCTACAGAGTGGGATCCTGCACATGCAGGGCAATACTTAACGACTGACTGGAACTATACAGGGCAGATCATCGCTCCAGGCCAGCAGATCTCTGTCTTGCTGACGCTTCAAGTGTCGATCGGCATAGAGAACGTGACGACCTTTTCTTATTGCTGGGACTTTTGGGCGATTGAAGCATCGGCTGGTTAACGGTTGTATGGCGCCAGATCTCGAGGGGATCATTGGTTGATAAGTGGCTGTTAGGCTGCCGGGAGATCTGACGTCTTCGGATGGTTTACGTCTTACAGTAGCAACATTCGTCTTACGATAGTAACATAGTTCACGGTCCTTAATTGGACGTTGAGGCTCTGCAGCCTGTTCTCCTTTCTCGTGTCGGGTGCTGAGAACTGAATTTGTCTTCAATCGGGCTGCACGAGCTTCGATTCAAACTAACTCTCAGGAGTTAGGCGCAGGGGAGTAAGACTACGAAGTCTTCAACTCTAGACCATTTTCGTACCCCTTATGGTTTTGAGCAGGGCTTCGAGTCTAAGCGCAATACAAATCTCCCCACAACCTCGCACAGACGTTAGGCGGAGACCTCAACCCGTCACGATAACACCTTTTGCTGAGGTGTAGGCTCGAGCGAGGGGAGCTGAATAACGAGGCGTTCATGGGACGCCTACAAACCTAACGTCCTCCAGATGTCACTTAGGGACCTGAGCACCGACCGCTGAGGAATATGTGTGTGACCGACACGGCAAGGCTACTGCCAGATAGTGTAGCTTCACACATAGCAGCCCGACGTCGTGGCTGACCTCGGAAAAATTCCCCAATGTGCTATTCGCAGGGGATTTCCCTCGAGGCTCCATAGAAGCCGGTTAGACAGGTCCCGCATATACTGTTCGCGCATTCTGAGGCAAGATGGCAATGCACGAGAAAATCTGCAGAATCGTCCAGAAAGTCAATAAATGTTTTTGCAGTCCAAGGCCGCCCTATTGTCTACTCGTTGATGCCTTAGCGAAAGGGCTTAACGAAAGGGAATGCCTTGAAGCATTAGCGAAAAGGATTAACGAGGAATGTACCCACGTTGAGAAGTCCAATATCAAGCCTAGAAGAGTGGCTGTTTAAACAGAAACGTCGTGTCATGACGTCAGTTTGGAGCAGGGAAATAGCGAAAGCTAACCAATTCAAAAAACTTGTCGGGGAAACCAACTGTCCATCCTGCGAAAAACCATTGCTGAAACTGCGAAAGTACGAGCAGGGACCTAAAGGCTACGAAGCCGAAGTGCGCTGTGAAGGCTGCAACTTCACCGGGTTGCTGAATAGCAGCTGGACAAACTTCGAGCATGTTGACAGCAAAGGGCGTGCACGTGAGTAATGAGTAGTCGAGTAGGCGGCAGACGCATAGGATCGGCAACAACACGTTCAGAGAGCTCCATCTATCTTCCTCGAGGCGGAGTCAGCGGCGCCGGGCAATACGGCGAGGAAATAAACGATCGAAGCCGCACATTCGCCATATTGCGAGAACCAGTTGCTCACCGTGTAGTCTGCACAGTGGCCAAGGACGTTTTTGACAACTGGTTCACTTTGGAACTGGAAGGGGCGAAAGAGAAGGATAACAAAGCCTTCGATCAGCTGCTTCAAGCTGAGCTTAGACGTCTCCGAGCAAAACGTGAGCTCACCATCATGAGCGTCATGGAGCGAGGCTACGGCTACGGCATAATAGTTCTCGGTTACCAAGACGACGCTGAAAGCTTAGAGGAACCCCTTAAAGCCCCGTCAGCTCTGCGACAGATCAAAGCGTATGGCACACCGCAAATAACGAAAGTGGCGTTAGACAAAAAAGAGACACTTGAGGATGGCAAGCCAAACCCGCATTTTATGCTGCCTGAAATCTACTTCATTCAACAGAAGGGCGTGACTCGACGCCTCAGAGTTCACCACAGCAGGGTCATACATTTCGCAACTCGGTATGAGGACCCGACTAAAGATCAGTGGCAAGGCCAAAGCGTTCTCGACCCACTTTGGGACGACGTGGTGACTCTTCGTAACATTCGCTGGAGCATGGGGCAAACCATGTTCCGATACGGCTCGGGCTTTCCAGTATTCACATTTAACGAAGCAACAAAGGCACAGCTGCAATCTTGGGAAGCTGCAGGACTCTTCGGCGACATCAGCAACCGCACGTACTTCCTCAAAAACGAGAAGCAAGACATCTCATTCGAAGGCTTAGCCGGGCGAGCTTTGGATCCTCTGAATTACTATCTGCCTCAAATGGAACACATCAGCGCCGCTTCAGGCATCCCCCTGGCGATTCTCAGAGGCGTTCAAGCCGGCGCATTGACAGGCAGCGAAGTTAACCAAATGGAATATTACGGCATCATCAGCGACGAACAAACCGCATACGAATCCGGCTTGCGCAAACTCGTCGACATCATAAGACTGTTCGCCATCAAGAAGGACAAAAAAGCCGTCGAGAAAATGGGAGCTGCCGAAGTCGACCAGGCAATCATCGCCGTGGCATTCAGCGACACGTTCATCGGTTTTGACGCTGTTAAACTTCCAGAAGAAGCAGAGCTGCAGGCGTTCCTTTTCAACTGGAAAGGCGGCTTTGAACTTGACGAAGAGAAGAAACAACGCATCGCATTAATGAAGGCGCAAGAGCTGCAAATTCGAGGTCAATGGCTTCGGATAAACGAGATTAGAAAGGTCGAAAACCCCGAAGACGTCGGAATAGGTCCTGAAGGCGAAAAACTTCTAGGGCAACCGAGTGTAGATTTCCAAAACTTAGGGCAGAGTGCTTTTCGTGTCACAGTTAATCCAGATGGATCCTCAACGGTTATTGAGAAGCCTGGACGCCGCATTAAAGGTTAACGCTGTTCTGAAGACCCGATCTGTCATAGCGGCGGATCATGCAGGGTATCATCATTCACCTTACGACTGGTGGATCCTGAAAGCGCGCTTGACAAGCCCCAAAACATGCGAAGTATGCAAGTTGCTAGATCTTCTGGTTTACAGGGGCGACTGGGTTCCTGCGAGGTTTCCATATCACGTTCACATGAGAATTAACAGGATCAAAGCACGTATTCACCCAAACTGTCGGTGTGTGTTGGTTTGGGCTGGACGTGCATTGGGGATCTACGAGACATCGTTTGGGCTGCTGGAGCCGGACGAAGTTGCGAGGCTTTGGATGCCTTCCCTGAAAGAGCTAGAGCGTTTAACGCCTAGCCAACTGCAGTCCATCATTCAGTTTTTGCGGTTACCCAATTCAAGCTAACAACTTTGGAGAAATTGAAAATGACCGTAAGCAACATGACACTTCTAGCGTACGACCAAATGGAAATAGGTAGAACCAAAATCGTTGAGGAAAACAAACGCTTTCTAAAGATAGCAGCTGTCATAAGCAAAGTCGGCGTCTACAAATACCCTGAAGGCATGGCTTTGAAAAGCGCAGGTGAACTACGGAAAGCCGTCAGGTCGGCTCGCTACGCAAAAATAACCCTGGGCGATCACCCTGCAGGGAAGATCATAATGAGCCAAGATCAGATTTTCGGCGGACTGGAGAAGCCGTTTTTCGACGGGAACAAAATGCGGAGCGTATTGAGCTTTGACAAACAAGTCGTGCCTGAAGCAACTCTGAAGATACTTCGGTCTGGTGACTCGAAAGACCTCAGCATCGGCTTCTACTACATTGCTGACTGGTCACCCGGCTGGCACCGTGACGTCAACACGGATAAGCCTATAAAATACGACTTTCGCATGACAAACATTATGATCGACCATGTTGTCGCTGCGATGAACCCGAACCTTCACGGCCGCTGCACTTTCCCCAGCTGCGGGATTGGAGTCGACACAATAATGAAACGTTTCAGCGTTGCAGAGGACAAAGTTGAGAAAAGGGGAGCTCAATGGTGCGTGATCCACTGCAGCGGTCCGGACACTGGAAAACCAATAAAATGTTTTCCCACGGAAGCTGAAGCTCAAGCTATGCACAGGGCAATTCAAGCTAGGAAAAACGCCGGGCAAGCTGATCTTTTCGTGGCATTGAACAGCTTCAAAATAGAGTTAGATTCGTTGACTCCTGAAAGTCGAATGTTACTTTTCGGGGATACTGAACAACCCTCTAAAGAATGGATGGGCGGTTGTAAATCCAAAGCCAGTAGCTTCGCAGATAACCCCAGCGCCTTCTGCGGCTGGGTGTTCTATCATGGAACTCCAGAATTGAAGCGAAGCTTTGGCAGTTCAAGCGTATCACAAGGAGAAGAAAAGAAATTGAGTCAAGAAGAATCGGCATACGCAAAATGCGTGCGTGAAAAGGTAGAAGGCGGCATGACGGACGAGGAAGCACGAGAAGCCTGCAGAGAACATAAGACAGACCAAGACGAATCCGCATACGAGAAATGCCTGATTGAAAAGAAGGCGGAAGGCATGTCAAAAGAGGATGCGGAATCAGCATGTGAAGCGTTGAAGCCTGCAGCTGCAGATCAGGACGAACCTAAAGAAAAGACGCCATGGCAACTATGCCTCCAGCAGGAAATGGCATCGGGCAAAACCAAGGAACAAGCTCGTATGGCATGCAAAGAGAAGGGTTTGAAGGGACCAACGACACAAGAGCAGGATCAGGATCCTGTAGCTCAGCCAGTTGAAAGCGTAGAAGTCCTGCCAACACCGCTCGAGACGTGTATTGCTACTCGGATGGAAGCTCATGGCGAAGACGAGGCCACAGCTAAGAAATGGTGCGAAGACGACGCTGCAGGACTACATCAACCAGTATCCACAATCGTCGACAACATCGAAAGGCTGAAAGCTAAAAAACAAGCATTGACCAGGTAGCGCTCGCACAGTCCCTTTTTTTCACGGTCACACAGTTGACACCTACAGAGAGCTAGGTATGAGGCTTTCCCTAGTGGACAACAAGCTAGGCTTCGGAACGTATTCCGAACGTCGTTATAAACGGCTTTGGAATGCATTCCTTAAAGTCGGTTGTTCACGCCTACGCGGGCGTGGCTAAAGAACTCCGCAACAAACTTAGGAGAGAAACTATTTGCCTAAAAAGAAAATTCAAAAGGATGCAACACCTCAAAGGGTAAAACCAACAGTAGATAGCCCCATGGCTCATTCGATTGCGATTGACAGGTTGACCTTGAAAAATGCCAAGCTTGAAACTGCACTTGATGCTGTATCCCTCGAGCTTGTAGCAGCAAAGGATGCACTCAAGAAAATTGAATCAGGCTACAACGCTGAAGTCGCAACTAAACTAATGATGGACATTCAAATGGTTCTAGACATCAGCGACGATGAACGAGACAAGCTCTGCCACGGCAAAAACGATGAAGACCTTTCCCTAATGCTGGAGAACTTTGTAACGGCCACAAAGAAACGAACACCAGGGGATCCGGGCATTTTCAAGCCGATTCGAACCGGCGCTGCAGAACCCCGCAAATACGGAGACGACACAGAAAACTTCACAGTTGGATGCTTATACGGCAAATCTAGAGAGGAGATCTTGAAGATGGGAGGCAAAATGTAATGCCGGGCTTAGTCGTTCCAACTAATCAAGTAATGTGTCTAGGGAAGGCTTTTCGGGTCGAAATGAAAGTGGGTGCGAACGCAACCCCTGCCAAAATGCTCCCGGGATTCCTAGTTATTCTGGACACCACCCTCGACCAGGTGAAAGAAGCTGGAGCAAAAGCACATGGCATTCTCGGAGTCATCGACGTTGACGCTGAACACACCATAGGGGATCCCTATGACAACGGTGACGACTCAGTCGGCGACAACGTGCCGATACTTATTCCTTACGACGGTTCAATCCTAGCTTTAATGTTCTTAGCCAACGAAGACCTTGTCCAAGGCGACACAGTTGTTTCAGCCGCAGACGGCAAAATCGCTGAAGCCGCAGTAGCAGCTCTCGGAAGTCAAGGTGACATCGTAGGATATGCTTGGTGCACAGAATCCGGCGCAGCCGACAAACGAGTGCTTATTCGCTGGCACTTGACTCCTGAAGGCAAAGCCGTCGCTTAATAGGTGACTAACATGCGAGGAATACGAAGAGTCGGAACAGCCACAGCTGTTTTGACAGACGAAGAAATGAACTACATCGACGAAAAAGTTGTCGAAACCATCCGACCCTTGCTGATCGGACGACAACTATTCCCCTCACACGGCCTTGGACACGCAGGCTTCAGAACAGTCACATTCTACACTGAAGGCGAAATGAGCGCCGCCATAATGGACATGGAAGCCCAGCAGGAGAGCATGGATCGTGTGCCATTAGCTCCGCATACGGTCACGGTTCCAGTTCTCCACAAAGAAACCCGGTTGTTCTGGCGAGATCTCGAGATGAAACGAAAATCCGGACAGCCTATAGACGTTGCGCACGCCAAAAATGCGGGTCGGCGAGTTGCAGAAATGGAAGACTTGTTCCTGCTCACAGGAGATCATACTGGTGTCAACTACTTAGGTGTCGAAGGATTATCAACTGCGACCGGACGCTTAACGGGTGCCGGTGGCGATTGGGTGCAAGCAGGCACATCTTACAACTGTCTAACATACATTGCCACAGCCATCGCAGCACTAGAAGCAGCAGGACACTACGGTCCCTACAAACTGATTTTACCCACTGCATTCAACGCTGAACTAAGAACTGCACACCCGGACTTGGATCAATGGCTGTTCAAAAGCGTCGGCGACCTAATTGGCGGAGTCGAAAACATCTTAGTCAGCCCAAGCCTGAAAGCAGCTGACGGCGTTGCTGACAGCGCCTTAGTTGTAGAACCAGGCGAGGGAAACTTTGACTTGTTACTCGGCGAAGACGCACATACCATAAACTTCCCTGAGAAGGGCGGAAACATATGGCTTAGTGTGCGTGAGGTTGTTGCTCCACGAATTAGACGTCCAAAAGCAATCTACGAAATCACGGCCTTAACGTAGTTCGTCCGCAAGAGCTTTCTTGCACGTTTCTGGAGCTGGCTCTGGAAACGGATTTACCCCCCTTTTCTAGGGAAATCAACCATCTGCGAGATGATTTTATGACTGAAGAAAAGAACCCACACGACATAATCGAACTCATTGGCAAGCCGAAACCGTGGCGTCAACGAGCCAGCATTATTCTGATCCAGCTGTGGGAAGACAGGCGCTACACTAAATGGCTCTTAGCTAGCCTGTTCACACTCGACGTCTTCATCATAGGCTTGCTTCTCAAAATCGTCTTTAACGTTTAATGGAGGTGACAGACAATACCCAAAAACATCAAGGTTCGCATAATAGATAAGGTCGGCGCATGGTACCACCCGAATGCAAGTGGTCAAATGGTCAAATATGTGCCAGGCGACGTTTTGGAAGTTCCAGAACGTTTCTTCCGAACTGACATCATGGAAAAAGTTTTGCCGCCTGCTCCGAAGCCTACGCCTGAAGAGGTAGAGATCCCGACAGAAACAGAAAAGCCGGACGAAATTCCTGAAGTTGCAGAGCCTAAAAAGGAGCCTAAGAAGAGACGATTCTAGAAATGCCGCAAACAGGTTGTTTGCTGGCGCCAGGAGATCCTCGAGTAATCCAGTTTCCGTATTTTATGCGCTGCTAGATCGCCACTTGACGATTTAGCAGAGACGTGGTAAAATGGAGAAACCACTTTGGAAGAGAAGTTGAAAACCGGAAAAGTAATCGTCAAGGTTACGAAGCGGAGGGTCGGAGAGGACAAGCCTTACGAGGTCGAAGTCACCGAGCATGAAGTCGACGTAAGCATGCTTCCTCGACGCCCGAAACGTCGTACGGAGAAATAAGAAAAATGGTCTATTTGGAAGAAGGAATGGACGAGATCTGGAATCTCGCATGTGGCTACGGTTCAGCAGTTGCGTATGACAACACAAACGCTAGAATAGGCGTTGGAGACGATGATACTGCAGAGGACGAAACACATACAGGTCTACAGGCAGGTGTCAACAATAACTATCAAGGCATGAAAGCAGGATACCCCAAAACGCCGGGCGCCGATGCGATGGCTCAAAAAGCCGTCTTCAGAAGCGTCTTCGCAGATGGCGAGGCTGAGTTTGCATGGGAAGAGTTCGTAGTTGACAACGGTGCAGCCCGGGCTAAGGACATGCTTAGGATCGTGGCGAGCAAAGGAACTAAAGGCTCTGGAGAAGAGTGGGAAGTCGAAATCACAACGCCGCTGGCTAATCCTTAGTCACACCCACCATTTTTTTCTTAATTTCAAAGTTTCGTATTCACCAGTGGTAATTAGAATGTGCCTGAATTTCTTCATCGACCTGTACTACGAGAGTTTGAACGACGTCAAGTACCCGAAGATCACAGTTCAACATTACTGTCGCTCGGTTCCCAAGCTTGGCAGGGTCCCCTTAGACGTTAGAACGTTCTTCACGAACCCTGCGGCTTCTGAGATCCAGAAGATCGTTGAGGCTCTGAAGGGTAGTGACGACGAGAAAGCATTAGCAGCTCTCACCTTCGTCCACGACAATATTCAGTACGTGCATGACTGGCAGCAGTTCGGCCTTGCAGAGTTTTGGATGGTCGCAGAGGAATCCTTGTTCACCAAGAAAGGCGACTGCGACGATGGCGCCATTTTACTCGCCAACATTCTTGTTGCTGCGGGCATACCTGGCTGGAAGGTTCGATTAACTGCAGGCTGGACTTTTGACCATCATGGTCATTGCTACGTCACCTACTTTTGCTCAAAAACTCGCAGGTGGGTTGCGCTCGACTGGTGCTTCCACTTTGACCGTGTACCGATCAGACATCGCCCGGACTATAAACAGTCTCAGATCTACGGTGAGGTATGGTTTAGCTGGACCCGAGATCAAGCGTATGGAAAACTTGAGGAATTAGTATGAAAATAACAATAACAACCGACGACGGAAAGGTACTCGAGTACACTCTTCCGCAAAATAAAGATGGCGGCGAAGACATTTCAATTATTCACGGTAGACAGCCAATAATACTTAGAAAGAATGGAGAATGGTTTGGAAAAACAAGCTGGTGCAACCATTGCGGATTATGCTGCATCCAGAAACACCCGGACTATTGGCTTTTCAAGATCAAGATGCTAAAGTTTGGCGATAAAGAAATTCCCTTCTGTGAACATGCAAGAGAACTAGTCGATGGAAAAATCATGTGCAGTGCAGGAATCCAAACCCCGCTAAACTGCATCTTAGCATACTCCCCAACTGAGAAGGTCATTCCATTTTGCAGCGTCAAATTTGAAGCGTTAAAGGAAAAAAAACCATGATTCTAATAATTATTCTCCTTCTCCTTGGAATCGTAACCGCTATATTTTGCGTTTGCGTGTGTATATTTAAGGAGTATCGGAGAAGGTTGATTGGCGCCATAGGTACGCTGCTGCTGTTAATAGGTGGTCTTTTCTCAGCTACAGTAATGATGCCGCCGTTTGAACCAACAGGTGTTTCAAGCGAACTATTAACCATTCGACCAAACGCAGTAGGAGATCTCGGTCAATGGCAAGACTACCCTGCTGCAACATATAATTGGCAAAAAGTCGATGAAGCTGGAGGGGGCGACGGTGACTCTACTTACGTTAGAACTTCCTTGTATGACCAAAATTATTATCGAGATCTCTACAATGCTGAGGATCCTTCGCCGACAGCGGGCTATCAGCCCGTCAACGTCACGATCTACGGAAGGACACGAAGCTCAGACCCCTACGAAGGGGCATTTTATATTACGATCAAAACCAACGGAGTAACCTACACATACTACAAAGACAGCCCACCGACTTCATACACGCTATACAGCCATTTTCTAGATCTGAACCCTCAAACTTCGCTTGAATGGACAATCAATGAGATCAACGCGTTACAAATAGGGGTCTATGGTAAAAGCGGAGTGGATAACCCGAAAAATCCTACGGCCTGGTATCCCATTCGATGCACCCAAGTCTATGCAATCGTGGGATTTGACTACGTTCCCCCCATCACGTTAACTAACGGTGCTCATTCAGGATCGGTCGCTGACGACATCGGACTTCAAGCCGACTGCACCACCACAAGCGGCACACTCGACATGTATGCGCTTTGGGACAATTCAACTGGAACTTACGAAAGAAAAACATGGATTGACTTCTTAGGCACGCCAACATCGACGGTTATCACAATCAACAAAACATACGGAAGCGGCGACTTCGACCTCAAATGGAGCATAGAAGCTAACAACACCGATGGCGACTCAACATTCGTACTACTTGGAAACGACACTTTCACCATGGCTGCCCCTGTAGAAACTGAAAGCGTGAACATTCGCCCAACTGCCGACGCTTCGCCTGAAGAGTGGAGTTCGTCCACTGGAACAGGGGTAATCCATTTTGAGGATCTTGACGAAGCAGGAGACGGAGACGAAGATACTACAAGGGTGTGGGTAGCTGGCACAGTTGACCCTTGGAAAACTGACCATTTCACCATGGAAGACGTATCGCTCTCATCTTCAACAATAACCAAAATCAAAGTGTACGGACGGGCAAGAAGCGAACTCCACGCCAACAAAGGTAGCTTTCGATTAGAGTTTGACGTTGACGGAACCATCCATGCTAGCGCAACTTGGACGCCTTCAACCGAGTACACTCTTTACGTGTTTAGCCTTACTGAAAATTCGAATGACGACTTTGCTTTTGAAGATTTGGACATTGATCGTATAGAAGCCGGAATCAAAGGTCAAAGCGGGCGGGATCCATTAGCAACAGGAGCTATTTACTGTACTCAACTATGGATCGAAGTCGTCTACACGACACCTCCAGCTAGAAATCTCCTATGGGTAGACGATTACAACAGCACAGACACTTCTTGGGCTCCTACTGGAAACAGTCCTTACATTGACGATTCTTACGACAGCAACATAAAGTCAGTAGCCGCAAACTATAACATTTCTTGGTTCACCTTTGACGACACAACTTATGATCCGTCGCATTCCTGGCTTGAATTTGAAGCACGAAAAAAGAACCATGACGACGGGGGAACAATACGGATGCACCTTTGGGACGGCTACACAATGTATGATCTAGGCACGATGGAAGTTGACTTGAACTACAAATGGTATCGCCGATCTATTTCAGGCATCGTAGATACTCCCACCAAAGCTTGCATGACGATGATTAAAATTGAAAGTGAAGAAGCGGGATTATACACAGTCGTCATAAGGCGGGCAAGGCTGCATCTCTGGATTGCATACCCCAGCGAAGCAAGAATAACAAGCCCGGTTTACCCATCTTCAAACGAAGAGGTAACTGTATCTTGGAAGTGGCACCATGCAGTCGGAGTCGACATGATCTACTTTTCAGAAAACTCGTCAGGATCTTGGGCTGCCAATCAAACGCTCGACGTTTCAGGTACCCCGAACTGGGGAAATTTCACCTTCACTATGCCTGATTCATACGAAACGGTCATGTATAAATACTGGATTTTGGACGAAAGCGCAACTTGGGCTTGGACTAATGAAGAACCCCTTTACGGATTTTGGGGATTCAACCTCGAGAACTATGACTTAGGCGCAAACTCTACAGTTCAAACATCTATGCGACACAGCTATGGACGGAAGGCGTTTCAAATTGGCGGCAATTACATACTTTTTTACGCTAATGGCTCCCGCACAAGAGCAGAATTCCATGATGGCAACAGCTGGAATTATGTTCAAGACGTATGTGACGCCACTGCAGGCTACTTCATCTATTTTTGGGTAAACAACATCAGCGACGTCTACTACATTCATTACATCCGATGTGATGAATCACTCGGCGACGACGTCTTTTACAGAAGAGGGACCATTAACACCGGGACTGGAGAGATCAGCTGGAGTGCCGCAGTTCAGACTGTGCAAGCTCTCAGCGGATCATCAATGGGATACGTCACTTCGGTAGTTGTAGACTCAAACAATTACCCTTACATCATGTGGGCTAACAGGACGTCGGGGTATCAAATTTACATGACAAAATCGGAGAATAATGATGGCACTTGGTCGACGGAAAGCGGGTTTCCACGACAATTAAACAGTATAAGTGCCTTGGTCAGCGGTCAACTATTGCCATTGCCCGACGAAAGCATACAGGCGGTTTGGTGTATGGCTGGGGGTTATCCCGCTAAAGCAAGAATATGGAACGACACGGCATCTTCTCTCTCGGGCATAGTAAGCGCAAGCACCGCCAACGTTCAAAACAACTATTACTTTTCAGTAATCAATGATCCGTCGGGACATGTGAACCTAGTTTTCAGTAACACCGTTTCCCTGTTGCACTCATGGAAAAACTACACTACGGGCACATGGGAAATTAAAGATCAGCTTGTCTCAGCCAATGTGGACGAAGACAGCTTTCCCGCTATCGGTTGGGACAGCATAGATAGCAAAGTTTACTGTAATTGGATTACTCAATTAGACGACAGCGCTTGGGTTAACACCTATAACTCGAGCGAATTATGGGAGCAGGAACAACGACTATACACCATTATTCCCTCAGATGGAAGCGCACGCTGGAGCAGCGACCCGAACATCGTAATTCCATATGCTACACTCGGCGAAATTCTCTACATAACCACCCAAGACGAAGCCCCAACTCAGAGGATCCACACGTACTTCTATGTCACTTCTCTCACTGAGCTGGTAGTTGGAGAGAACGTTATCAACCCTCTAGCGAGAGATGTGGGTCGTACTTTAGCTGAAATCAACGTGAGCATTTGGCTTGACGGCATACAAATGTACTCCATCGTCTACATCAACGCAACAGGGCACTATCCATTCTATTACCAGTACGAATTCAACAAGAACGTAATAGTTACTGACATGAGCCACACGCTGAAGATATGGTGTAACACTGCAGGGTCGTGGTATCACAGTTATGGTTAGTCACCTCGTCTTAGGCAAGCTAACGTATAATGGAGATCTCAAAAGCGGAGAAACCGTAAACGTCAAGAATCTGAGGACAAACGACGACGTAGATGTTGTAACAGCCGGCGACGGAAGCTACATCACGGACTTGGATGATACCGGCGATTTTCCGAATGGCTACTTAAACAACGACAATATTCGAGCCACGTGGAGCGGTCACCCCATCGACGGTCAGGTGAACACAGCCCTATTCGGCACGTTCATCCATATTACCGTGTGGTTCTTCCAGTTTGAAGAAACCGTCGAGGGATCTCCAACTGCTCTCACGTTCAAACAGATCATACTAGCAGCCATGGCTGAGGGATCGCCAAGCATAACAGCACTCGCAAAAATCCTGTGGCTAACTGAAACTGTTGAAGGAACGCCAAGCCTCGCAACTTTGAAGCAGATAGTGTTCTCGCAGACAGCTGAGGGCGTGCCTCTCTTCACGTTCTTCCAAAAAATATTCTGGCTCACTGAAACCGTTGAGGGATCGCCGACCTTTAATCTGCCAATTAAAACAGTTGCCGTAACAGAAATCGTCCAGGGCACGCCAACGCTGACATTGCCGTTTCGACTGTGGTTCTTCACTGCAACCGTAGAGGGGCTATCAGTCTTATGTGTTCATGGCAAAGTCGTGACCCTCACAGAAACAGCCGAAGGAGTACCCGGCGTTGCAGCTCGGCGTTACCTAAGATTATCTGAAACTGTGGAAGGAACACCGACATTCAACTTACCATTAAAAACTGTTGCCTTCACAGAAATAGTTCAAGCATCTGCCTCTGTAATTCTGCCACTTCGCAGCATCCTCTTAGAAGCAATCGCTCAAGGCGTCCCGTTTGCGGCCATTATGAAGTATCTGCCATTCACCGAGACTGTGGAAGGATCGCCCACGGTGTATATTCAGGTCCCTGCTGACGTCTTAGTCACATTCTCTGCAGGTCAACAGAGCTACTTAACTGGAACGCCGCTGATCGAGCGTCACAAGACCTTGTCTTTCACGGAGATAGTTGAAGGATCCCCCACCGGTGCTTTAGCTTCTAAAGCGTTGATATTCGTTGAAACTGTTGGGGGCTCCCCGGTTTTGGCGGTTCCGCTGCATCCAATACTGTTCTCACCGGTCTTAGAAGCAACTCACACTTTGACTTCGGCAAGGATCCTCACTCTATCAGAGATCCTCGAGGGCGTTCCGGTTATTAGCCGGCGTTCGTTTGTGGTGCCCGCAATTGTGATGGGGTCGCCAACGGTGACTCTTCCCGCAAAGCTGGCAATGCTGCAGGAGATCTTAACCGGGATTGCCACTGTGGCAACTGAGTTTAAGTTACCTGTTCCATTCCGAACGCAGATTCAGGTCGGAAGGAGAAACATGGATTTGGAAATTGAAAGGAGAAATCTTGGGGTAGCCGTTCAAACTCGCAAAATAGAAATAAAAATTGAAATGGAGAGAGATTAATGCCCGTAACTATCAAGCAAGGTGGTACAGTCAAAATCACTGTGACCCATCGAGATTTTGATGGCAGCCTTTTTGACCCGGATACTCAAGACAATCGCATTTATGACCCGAGCGACGTAGAGAGGGATCAGGAAACTAACCCGACAAAACTCTCAGTTGGAATCTACTATTACTATCATACGCTTGCGGAAGCCGCCGAGGTCGGAACGTGGCGAGTGAAATGCAAAGGTGTAGAATCCACGTTTGTCGCCAAAGAAGATAAAACGTTCAAGGTTGTGGCAGCATAATGACAGATTACTGCGAAAGAGATCTAGTTAAAAACCGCCTCGAGGGGATCGAAGCAACAGATGATGATTACGACGATAAGATTGATGCGTGCATAGCTGAAGCCTCAGCAATCATCGACAACAAGCTTGAACAGTATGACGGTGTTCCTCAACCAGTCCCGGCTATAATTCAACACGCCGCCGCTGACATAGCGGCCGCATCATTCAAAGAAACTTTAGATCCTACAGCTGAGCAGCTGCTTCATCAGAAGGGCTTAGACAAAATCAACCAGTATATTGAAGCTTTGAAAGTCACCGAGATCCCCTTTGTTGTGGCTGAGGATACGTCTTAATTGCCCGGCATACTTCACATGCGCGTGCGAGATACCCAACTGCAGAATTGGCTCCAGGCAGAACCGGAACGCCGAGAGGAAGCCCTTGACATCTGGCGCATGCAAGGCAGCTTAATGACTATGCAGCGTATGCGACTTGAAGCTCCGTATATGACCCGAGCTATGCAGAGGTCGATTGGTTGGCGGCCAACACCTCGAGGATTCACTGTTTATGTTTCTGCGCCATACGCAATTTTTGTCGAGAAAGGCACCAGGCCACACATTATAGAGCCGAAGACTAAGAAGGCGTTAAGGTTCTTTCCGTCAGCTCTAGGAGTACTCAGCGGGGCGCCTCAAAGTTTGCTCGGATTGCAGGCTTCGATGTTGCAGCCGATTTTCGCTAGGAGAGTTCATCATCCGGGCACGAAGCCAAATCCCTTCGTGCAGCGCACTCGAGACGCTATGAGATCTCGCCTGCGGGATCTAGCTGAAACTATCTGGAGAAATGTTTGGACATGACAAGTCGAAAAGAAATTATTGACAGTATTCTATCAATTTTTAGAGCTCACGCTGACACAAAAACTGTGGAGTGGCATAAAGGCGAGCCTCCCCGTAGTCGATGGAATCAGTACCCGTTCGGCTGGGTTGAATGGGTTGGGGGTCCTATAGAGCCTCGCACAGCAATCAGCGAGAAACATAAGCCTATGATCCACATAGTTGTGAATTCGAAACATGTTGACGAGGATAAGGCTGAAGATAGCGTAATGGATTACGCTGAAAAACTTGAAAGTGTGATCGAGGGGGATCGCACCCTTGGGGGTATGGCGACAACATGCTGGTTTATCTTCGACGAGAAATCCAAGATGTTCGAGGAAGACTACAGCATTGCAGGGATCCGGCTCACCCTCAAAGTTCTTTACGTGAAATAACGGGTATGAGGTTACAGAAAAATGACTAAAACAGCTTTGCGATGGGTAGTTCTCGGAAAGGAACTGGCTGAACTTGGCGGAGCAGTGGGTACACCTGCAACGTACATTCGAACCAAGGAGAACCTAGTTTCTGATCCTGGCTACTACATTCCGAAGCCTATTCTGCGGCGTGCATACTCCATCAACCAATCTGTGAAGTATCTAGTTCAAGGCTCAATCGGAGAGTTTGACGCAAGACCGGACACAATCGGCGAACTTATCTACATGATTCTCGGCGCTAAAACCACCACGAACCCTGAAGGTGACGCTCAAGTCCACGTATTCAAGCCTTTCGATGGAGATCTTCCGCACTACACGATTTTTTGCGGTGCAGAAATCGTAACTAAAGTTCTACAAGGCTGCTTCGCATCTCGGTTGACTTTCAGGTTTGGCCAGACTCTTGATGCCCTGCAGATCTTAGCGAACATCGTTGGAGGAAGCGCTCCAACAGGAGACGTAAATTTTGGAACGTACCAGCCGGAAGACACAGTTTTCAGTACAGATGCAATGTTCACGTTTGACCAACTCGTCGACTTCGAAATTGATTCTGGAGACAGGTTAGCATACTTGTTCGATGGCGAAGTCACCATTGAAAACGTGTTGCCGATCGACAAAATGCGCAAGGGCGGAAGCAAGTACATTCAGACCTTCCGACGTGGCGACCGCAAGATCACAGGAAAACTATCACTCGCCTTTGACAATGTAACGACTAGAAACAGGTTCCTCGCAGGAACAGCATTTAGTCTAATGTTCAACTGGGAAGGAGCTACGATCAGCGGAGCATATAAGAAGGCTCTTAAAATAGAGCTGCATAACTGCAAATTCCTCCGTGACGTCTCACCGCACGTTGCCCCGATTGATGAGCCTTTCATCTTGAACGGTCCCTTCCAAGCCTTCTATGACGCATCTGAAGCAAACGAAGGAGCCATTACCCTGACGAATACGGTTGCAGCATACTAGACTGGCGGGGGTGACACAGCTGAGTTTTGAAGAGTGGCATAGGAAACAGGAAAAGACGTTTGAGACTCCCAGTGGCCTAAAAGTATCGGTGAAATTGCCCGATTACATGCAGCTGATAAAAGACTGGATGGACGCCGGGGTTAAGGATCCCCTTGGCAAAAACACGAAGCTTAGCAAGCAGATCTCGAAGCCGCACGTGGTTAAGAAGTTGTTGCTGAAGTATGTGGTGAAACCCAAACTAACGGAAAAGCAGGTGACCATTCTAATCAAGGAGCATCCGACAACAGCCCAAATCATATATGCTGAAATCATCTCGCCCTTCATTACTCAAGCTGACAAGAACATAGACTTTTTTCGCCGCTACTATGCTTGGCTTGCGGGTGGGGTGTCTCGCCTTAATGATGCGAAAGCTACCAATCGAACTGTTGAATCCGTTACATCTGAGAGATCCCCTGCAACGCCTAATCTTCAACGAGACAGTGTTAGCTTACGCGATAGACTTCCTCCAGAGTCCACAGGAAAAACTCGAGATCGGAGAAGGGAAGGATAAGCTCGAAAAAATGAAGGAGTGGTGGTGGAAGAAACATGGCTCTGAGTGAATTAGCGATCGAGTCTCGCTGGACCTATCAAGATGCCGAGTTCAAACGGATGATGCGAGACGTCGACTCAACTAAGGAGCGTGTTGTAGCTGCGAATACGGCCATTGACACTTCTACGCTTAGATCTGCCAGGAACGTCGCTCATTTAACAACTGCGTTCCTCAGCCTTGAAGGAACTGTTAAAGCTGTGGGAGCCGGGCAAATGAGCGTCCTCGAGGGCGCATTGAGACTTATTCCAACTTTTGTCAGTATGGCAGCTGCGATTTGGGGTGTCGTATCAGCTGAAAATGCACGCACAGTTTCAAGCGGTGTGGCTCATTCAGTTTCAAGCCTCGGTCTTTTGACCCCTATCGTGATTGCTGCTGCAGCCGCCGCCGCCGTTGGACTCGCAGCCTATGTGACTTATCCTCGGATGCATGAAGGCGGAGTGATTCCCATGACGGGACCTTACCTTATGAAAGCCGGGGAAACCGTGTTCAAAGCTAATACGCCTTCGGTGAATCTAACAGTTCCTTCATCTGCCCCTCAAAACTTCTTCAACGTGAGCATCAACGTGGGAAGTGCTAGGGAAGCTACAGACGTTATGGACGAGTTGAAGGCTGGCGGGTATGTCTAAAGCTGATTGTGAAATTCGTGTTTTCCACGAGGCAAACCTTTTCGACGACAATTTCAAGCGCAAATGGACTATTGAATACAACGACCCTTACGTGCTCCAAACATACGAAGACTTCGTAGTTATTGCGATCACTGCAGGAAAAGCATATGCTGCCATTGGGCGCACAGTTAACTATGCCATAAGCCAATTCAGATACGTCATTTTCAAAGTTAACACATGTATCGGTATTGGAAGCGTCCAAGTTCATGCCGGCGGTAGCTGGAGAGCCAAAACTTTCACAGGTCCGGGCATTTACACTTTTGATGTGGGCGCTGTTCTCAGCGGCACCGTTGACGAGATCATGCTGCGCATACAGGGGGTTCCTGCGAACCAGGTGGCTATAGATTGGCTGTGCGTCTGCAATACGGCTCAGCTTGTTCTCGACGAAGACGACGCTTTGGAAGGTTCAATCCAAGTCGTCAAGCGCCTGATTAACGACGGCTGTAACACTGCTTCTTTCACTTTAAACAACGTGGGCGGAAGCTATGACGATGTTTTGAAGGGCAACGATGTTATACTCTTTTACATAGCGAAAACAGGTCAAACTTTGGTGAAGCATTTCGGCGGCAGAATTGGAAAAGTGACTGATGTTGGCGGTGGCGGCTTGCTTAGACTGTTGCACGTCAACTGTGTCGGGCATGGAAATGAACTTGTTAATCCCCCTAACAGGCTAACCGAAATCTACGAGGGTGTCAACGGCGGCACCATCATTGAAGACTGTATCAACCTCACTGAATGCGTAAGTAAGCATCCACTGAAGTTCTTCAACTGTCACGCTGCATGCGGCATAAGTTCCACTCACACACGGACAAGCGTTGATGAAACACCTATCACAGTCATAAGGAACATTTTGGACGCTGCGAGAAACCCGAGTGCTGTTCCGGGCTTTGACGGATACGTTACTCCAGCCGGCTGCTTTGTCGGTCACCTTAGAGGCTCAGTAAATCACGAGAAAGCCGGCACAGTCAGCTTGAAGACGTGGAACTTGGGATATGATGAACACTCGATAATTAACAAAATTAAAGTGTTGGGAATAGCCACGAAAAGGGTTCCCGCAGGCGATCAATGGTGTAACAACACAGGACAACCTCCCAGCGTTAAGGGCTGGACTAGCGATGGCACGCTGTCTTGGGGATCCGGCTTAGACGAGTGGAAGGTCGGCGGGGACTCTGTTAAAAGTGTACGCGCATATCAGAGCGATATTTACTTCAAAAACAGCCTTCCAGACATCACTTCAATCGACTTGAGCAACTACAAACGTATAACTTTCAAGGCTGCAACTTTTTGGGCGAAGTGGAACGCCGATCCTGCAGCTCCAGGAGCAACAAGCGTAATCACCATTTTTGCCTTCTGCCCGGACGCCCTAAACTGTTTCTACCTTACGTTTGACGGACCCAAACATGACGAATGGATGTGGGTTGACAAAACGCTTTCCGAAGTTGCCGGCTTCCTCAAACTTGGTAATCCGGACTGGGAGAACTGCCAAGCCGTACAGGTGAAGATAGACATGTCTATACATGACGACATAGCTGCGTTCATTGACTTTTTCAACTTGGAGCGAGCTCGCTACGGTGGTCAATACAGCGATAATGCAAGCCAGCAAGTTCACGGCGTCAAGATGGGCGCTACAGTAGTCAAAGACAGTTTAACCAGTGATTTAGAGTGCGAGCTTGAAGCTGAGGGAATCCTGAACAGGCATAAAGACGAGAAGGTAAGCCTCAAAGACTTAGACGTTGAAATCGACTTCGGCTTCATATTGGCTGACACAGTCTTAACTTCTGCGAGCAGCAGCAGGTTTAAGCTCCGGCGAAACACGATCTCAATAGGTCCAGGCGGGGAACTCAGCAGCATCATAAGTCTCAGCGAAGATCCTGTAGACGTTACTTTTGCTATGAAGGATATAGCGAGACGAATTGCACTTCTTGAGTTGGGCAGCTAAAAAAAAGGGAAGAGGATTCTCCTAGTGTGAGTCGGCGATGTGGGTTCACGGTCATGGCTGTTTTGTGGTGGGAGGCTCTGTTAAGTCTTAGGGTGATAGGAAAGGCTGTTAACTGTCGGGTGATAACCATTATATCCATTCCGTTCTCTAAAATAGTTAGGGATCCTACTAGGTGTTCCATCTCACATCACCCTATGTGATTGGTTCTACCTAGTAGGCTTCCCTACCCTTCTACTACTTTTGGCTTCTTGCTTTCCTTGCTCTAGCTCTTCGAGCTTCCGCAAGTTTCGCTCTCTCTTCAACCGTTTCTCTGCGACGCTCTAATGCGTCCTGTGTTTCCTCTGTTCCAGTTATGTGAGCTTCAAAGTCGTCAATCGCCTTTGTGTATTCGACAATAGTTGTTAGATAACAATACCTTCTTTCAGGCATCCCTACCGGTTTTATGCTATAAATGTCTACATCGATGCCTTCTCGTTTCATAGCTCTTCTCGCAGCACCTATTAGCTGTCTGGTTTTCGCTTTAGTTTCGAAATCGCTTTTTCCATACACGGTTCTCGCTATGTCGTCGATTGTTTTGCCCTTCTCATATCCTTTGCACTCTCTCAAAAATCTGAGAACATCCATATACTTGGTTGGAAACCGTCGTCTTCTTCTTGACATAGATTATCCTTCTTCTGTTTAGCTATATAATGTTTAGCTAAACAAAGATATAATCTTTTTATAACATTTCTTGTCTAAATAGATGTTGAAACCTATCTAACTTTGTGCCTTCTGGTGAACAATTCTGATTCTATGAGACCATTAAAGTCATCCAGCTCGTTCACTGTTACAGTAATCGTCTTCTGCAATCGCTCTAATCGTTCTATAGAGAAGGAACGTGTCATTTGTTTTCGTGCCACTTCTTTCACGCTTTGTGGATATTCAACCCAGATCTGAATCCATGTTCCGTGAAGGATTTCTTCTAATTTCATGGCAAGTCGCTCAGGAGCCTCCTCCTTCATTCTAGGAGCTATGTCCGACTTCCACTTCTCTATCCATTCAAGGGTTTCCTTGTCAACACTTTTCGCAAGAGTGTCGAGTCGTCTTACTATAGCTGTAGCCATTTCCTCTCGTTTCTTTGGTTCTAGCTCGGCCAATTTTTCAGTAATCTCTTCTGCTTTTACAAGCACAGCATCAGTCAAATGAATCGTTTCTTCTAACTCGAGTCTCTTAGGTCTTTTCCTTTGAGGAACCCTTCTAGCTTTTTTTCTGCCTTCTTTTCTGCGTTCTTTGGCTTCTCTCTCTTTCTCTTCTAGTATCTGTTCAACTTCCTCTCTAGCTTTCTTAGAAAGTTCCTCAAGTGGAACACGAACTGTTTCAATCCCTTTGGCTTTGTAAGCGAGTTCCCTTAAGTCAGCCTTTGGCTTCTCATCATAAAACCTAATGAACCTACGTTCAGCACCTTCTCTTCCACCACGAATATCGTATTTAATAATCGCATTGGCTAGTCTTTCTTGGGTTTCATGATCATATTTCAGGAGTAACTGCGCTGCACGCTCAGTTAATTCATTACGCGCAATGAAATCTCTGACCTTCTCACTCAGCTTTTGGCTTTTGGCACACCAAGTTTGAACCGTCCCATAAGGTACATTAATTGCTTTAGCAACACTCTTAATGGTTGGATACTTATCAGGAAATCTCTCCCACAGCGTATAGACTGCATCTCCCTTCTCTGCATTCGTGAGGTCTTCCCTTTGGGTGTTCTCAATTATGCGTATTTCCATTAGTGTGGCATCGTCTATTTCTTCTATTCGGGCATCAATTTCCTTCATTCCCATTAATTCTACGGCTCTTAGTCTTCGTTCTCCGACTACCAATTCATAGTAGTTTTCTTTTGGTCTCACGACTATGGGTTGAACGAGTCCATGAGTTTTAATGCTCTCTCCTAAGCGCATAAGTGAATCTCTATCAAAAGTTTGTCTTGGATTCTCTTCGGTAACGATTATTTTGTTAATTGGAATTGACTTTGTTTCGCCCATTATTTTTCACTCTTCTTGTGTTCTACTCTTTCAAATGCTTTTCCATTCTTTTCTATCCAATCGTTGATAGCCTCTTCTAAAGCTTTGCTTATCGATCCTCTCTTGGTTCCATAGACATCAATAGCTGTTATCTGGAAGTGTTTCCACAAATTCTCATCTAACGTTACGCTTGTTTTCATTTTTCCCATTCTTTTACACCATTATACCATGATACCGAATACTTGTATATTTTTCGGTCATAGTATATAGTAGGGTGATGTGAGATGGAGACAACTCAGCAATTGATTGAAAATCTGAGAGAAAAGAGAAGTTTAGAGAGCTGAACATCTTTGCCCTTTAGACGTTGTTGAACAAGAGAGGTCATTTTTCGGCATTCTCCCCTTCGACTTAAGCAACTCCTTTTCATAGATATTTGTCTCCTATTCTCTTTCTCCAGCGCCTATACTGATCACCGAACTGTAAGGACGCCCCGTATCTTCTTCTCAGGCGGTGAAGTGTTGTGTAGACGGTATGCCTGGCTATCCGTAACTCGGTTGCAGTAGCATCTATCGGCTTCTTGTAACCTTTCTTAATTTTGTCGAGAAGCGTCTTTAACATCATTTCTTCCTTGAAAGTTACTTCTACGTGTCTTCCCAAATTTTTTCCAACCTTTTCATTTATACGTAATTACAGGAAACATCGTCAACGAGAACATTGTTTATTCCTTTAATTGTGGTAACTGACACTTTCAACACTCCAACATCTACTCCATTTACTCAACTTTCCTCCTTCATCAAACAGCTTTTCACATCTGAACACTGTTACACTCCCACCTTCTTCTTTGTCAGCGTCCAATTCGACGAGTTCCTGATTGATTCAAGGTGACGTCTGCAAAGCGCCCACTCTTTGCCGGATGGAATGTTGAAGGCTGTGCCCGCGGCGGGGTTGGGGCAAAACTTCATTGCGCACGGTCTTGGCGCAACGTACGGTTGCTGATTTTCCTCGTCGTATCTTGTTAGGAGCTGTTGAGGGTTACCCGGCTCGTGGCGGCGTACATAATCGGTTGCTTGCTGTCGAAACCACTTACTTAGGTTGCTACCCTCTCGTTTCAGAATTTTCTCAAATTTTTCCAGCGTAGGTCTAAACCCGTTTGGAACATAAAAACGCCTTTGTCTTATCCTGTTTTTCCCAAAGTGTATTTTTCTGTGGCATTTTGTACATACAACGAGGGTTTCAAACTCGTTTATATGATGAACTGCTAAGTCCTTTTCATCTTTCTTCTTATTACATTCACTGCATTTGTAGTCAGCAGCCTTCAAGATTTTATGTCTTAGCAAAAAAGAAACTCTCCTTTCTTTCTATAGCAGGGGCATTATGTCCATGTCCATATGGTTCTTCGTTAGTTGCTTCGTTTTCGGGTGTTCCAGTGGAAATAGAGGTTATTCTTTCTTCTTCTGATTCTTCTTCTCTTCTTCTTCCTTCTTCTTCTAATTCTACTTCTACTACTTCTTCTTCTAGTTCTTCGTCCTCTTTGGGTTCTATAGAAATAGTAGTCATTTTTCAGCACCCTCCACAAGGTAACGTTGTTTGCCAAACCGTTTTGTACCGCTTCCCAACAAAGAAAAGATGAGGATTCGTAAAGCAGCGGAGACAAACAAAGAATTTCCCCGACGATCTCCCAAGGATAATTCCTTCTGTTTCCTTAAATCCGCAAACAGCGCAGGCACTCATTTTCTTAGCTCCTTAGCGTTCCCTTCGTTCAAAGCAACCCACACTTTCACCGCTGCCAAGAACCCGCTGCTCACATTCTTCGTGCGACGTGCAAGCTGTGTCAAAATCCAATGTTCTCCCTTGAAAATAATAACGGTGACTTCGGGTTTGTAGCTGATGTGATGTTCCTGGGTCACTGGCATTTTACTTCTCGATCCTCCAGTAGCCTGCTGAGGTTGTCTTTCTTCCTCACTTCTGTGATAAGCTCCAGTTGATCCAGAAGTTGCTTCAATTTTGTTGGTGAAGGCTCAGGCAGATTATTATGGCCATGGCCGCTGTCCGCACCCACGCTAATGAAGTCAGCGAGTAAACTACGCATCCAATCAAGTAGTATGTCAAGGTCAAAGTACATCACTGGCTCAATCGAAATCATGGTGTCTCTTTGCATTGGTAATTTCACCATTGCCAAGAACCTATCTCTCGGTGGCGGGGCCTTCGTCAACTGATAATCTCTATTTGTTTCTATCGTAGTTCCTAAGATGCAGTTTTCAGGGATCTCAAAATTGAGGAATCGTAGAGGATTCTTAGTCTGTAAGAGAAACATGGTTTCTGGAAATTCTCTCAAGCGGTTAAGTATAGATGTAATCCACTGGGCAGGAACCCAATTGCCAAACAGGTCTCCGCAGGACTGTATGAAGATTATGTAGCCGTCCGGAACGATTAGCCTGGTGCGAAATGCTTTTTCTATAAGTCGTGGTTCCCCATAATATCGATCGTTGCCACATCGCCTGAGCATGGGTGCAATTTTATTTGAAACATAGCAGTGACCGCATTGGTATTTGCATTCTCCAGCAATGAAGTTGATTGTGTACGCCCAGGGATACATATTTCCAGCTGGCTTATTGAGAGCTGTCAGATGGATATCCTCCTGAAAATGTGCACGTAGACTCTTTGAGTTGGGACGTAGCCTTTGCGTGGGTGAATCTTCTTCCAGACCTCTACGAAATCGTCTTTGGAGTCGCAGCCTTCTTCTCTCCAATGATCAGCAACGTCTTCTAAGGTACGTCGCTCCACCCGTTCTATCTCAAACTCGTGGCCAAAAGCATGGAATACGTCGCCCTTCTTGCCCAGTCGTCTGGTTCTGGCTGTCCAAGTTTTTTGTCCGCTGAGAAGCGGCTTCTTGAATCGGCTTTTGAATGGAAGTTTAATGGTGGTCAAGGGTGCGTTGCTCCTTTTCGATTTTAACTGTGAAATATTGCTCAATTTCGTAGGCGTCCAAGCTTCGCTTGTCCGGGAAGCATAAGGTCAGCTTCTCTCCTTTGTCTCCTTTGAGGGTGACAACTGGGTCCTCATTTTCCCCTTTCAAGCCTTTGCCAATGACTTTGAATGTTCGTTCGACCATGCGTTCACCCCCTCTTGTTCTCCTCATTCTTCTTACGCTCTCGGTATCTCCTCATAGCCAACGCTTTTTTGCTCGGTCTTTCATGTCGTGGAGCTCCCCACCGTTTAGGCTGACTCACTTCAAATTCCATTTTCATTCAAACTCCACGTTCGGAGGCAGAACGTACAGGTTCTCTCTGGATCCTCCTTTCTTCATCGACAGCAGATCCTCTTTGGCTAAGTGGACGAGTTCGAGTTTGACGCTGTTATAGTTAGGGCTCCAACGCTTCTCGAGAAGAGCCTTGTAGACGTCGCCGAGTCCACGCCAACTCTTGAAGAACCCGTCTTGAGCCAACGTTAAGATTTTGCCTCGGTTCGAAGAATCGCTGACTTTGACGTGTGTCACAGCTTTGGACACGGTGATCTTTGTTGTCACTTCTTCGAGTTCGATGTTTCGCAGACTCTGAATTGATGAAGGCTTCTCTGCTGCCAGGTTCACTTCACGCTTCAACCTGAGCATGTCGCCTTCTAACTGTTGTATCCGATTCCATACCGGTCTTAAATTCAAGCTGGATTCTCGAAGCGGCTTCTCTTCTACAGGCACCTGTGGTCTTTGGGAGCTGTTGTTTGACAAGAATTCTTTGACGCTTTCAGGCTTTAATTCGCCCCTGGCAACTTTCTTAGCCATTTCCTCAGGTACTCCATGGGGCCACACGTACACCGTCTCCACAGCCTGTCCGTGGGCAACTATGAAATGTCCTAAGGGCAGGGTTTGAACTGTTTTAGCTGGAACCTTAAGCCCTAACGTCTGCTTCAGCAGTCGTTCAACTTCGTTGGCTTCCATCATCTTCCCCATGATCCACACGCTCACCTGGCGAAGCGGGGTTTTGTCGACGCCGCCAAGGTCCTGGGCATCAATGATGAGGTAGTTGCCGTTGGTGGCGCCTTCCCGGATGAACTTCTCAAAGTACAGCTTGACCGGTGTGTTTCTGGATTGCGGCAGCATCTTCCACGCTTCCGGCAAGGCCACGATAACGTCGTTTTCATGCTGTAGAATTTGTTCCATGCAGCTGCGGATCACCAGCATCTGCACTTCTTCATTAGTGTACCAGGGTGTTAGGTCCATAACGTTGATTCCTGGCTGAAGGAGGAGTTCATCGACGAACTGTTCTTTGGCTTGGCTGAGAACTGGCAACACTTTGTCCAGGTACGCCGCAAGCAACGTGTAGATGTTCCTATCAAAGTCTCGCAGTCCCTTCCGGTTTAAGGCCTGGGTGATTCCTCGACGCACCGATGTTAGGCTGTTGCTGTGTTTGCAGATCCGTATTATCCAGGGAGTTTCAAATTTTAGTCGTTCGTGCATGGATGCTTCGAGTAGACCCCGGACATATTCCCAGTCAAACCGTTCCCTGTAGAACGGTGGGACTCTGTGAGCATCAGCAAAAGTTTTCTCTCCACGTTTCGTCAAGAAAACCAAGCTTTTATGTGCAAGAATTGAGCTGTCTTTTCCTGGGCGTCTTCGAAGTATAGCTTCTGTCGTCGTTGTTTTTCCACTGAGCGAAGTCATACCTGTAACTGCAATGTGGTGCAAGGGTATGTGGCATGGTTTGCCTTCTGGAACAGTGAATCCGAGAAGAACGTTGCTGTTGGTCAATTCCGTTTCAACCCCGTCTCTTCCAGGAGCAGATCTCTAATTGCTAGTCGGATGGCTTCAGATCGGTGTGGATAAAGTTGAGCCGTCACCAGTAAGTCTAGGCCTTCAAGGTAAGGTTCCGGAATGTACAATGAGATTCTTCTCAACGGATCTTCCCCTTCTCGACGTCGATGATTTCTAGGACTCTTCGAGCCCACTCTCTGTCGGATTCCTTCTCTTTCTCCGAAAGGTCAACATACGCAGTTTTGATCTGACGCTTCCAACGTTCCACGTTTTCCTCAGTCATATTGGCAAGCATGTATTCGGTCCAGTGAGCCCACTGTTCATGTTCTAGCGCAGCAAGTTTCTCCAGAAGCTCATTCATCTTATGAACACTTCCACGTCGTCAACTACGCTTTGCACCCAACGATTACTCGGGCTGTTGTAGGGAAACCTGAGAATGTGAAAATGCAGCTGTGTTAATCTGTTGGAAATCCACTCGTCCCTTCGTCTGTTGCCATCTGTCTTATGAACTACTCCGTCAAGGAAAGCGGGTAATCCTATAGTTGGTTTGAGCTTCGGGTTTTTCTCCTGCAACCATAAGAAGTCAGGTACAGTGATTTGGTGAGGCAGTCCTGACGAGGTTCGAAGTCGGTTCAAGACGCCAGTAAACAAGCTTTCTCGCAATACAACTTTGCCGGAGTCCAGGAGTATCACGGAGTCTAATGGTTCCATCGTCTTATGCAAACCACGACGTTGTAACTCAGCATGCACCAACTCTTCCGCTTTTGGACGTGCGCCTTTCATATCCTGCCGAAAACTCATGGAGTATTTTTCTCCATCTCTTTGAGAGCTTTCAACTCTCGACCCTGCTCGATTAGGACTTGAACCTGCGCATCTAACCGTGCTTGTAGCTCCAGAATGCAAAGGTCATGCAGTGACGGTTTACCCTCTTCCTTCCCGAAAGCGTCGAGCGCACTGAAGATTACTCCAGTTTTATGCTCCGTGACGAACTGTTGTATCTCAGCCTCAGTTAGTTCCCTATCTGGCATTACTTCACCGGCTCCCTCTGTATGAAAAGGTGCTTAGCGATTCCGTCTTCCATATTTATGCTGAAGGAATATTCCATGCCTTCCATCCGCACCAGTCGGGTTGATCCCGCCTTCGTCGCCTTTGATAATGGACTGGCAGCTATGGTTTTGGCAAGTTGATTCAGTAAGTCAACACGGTCACAAACGTAATCCGTGAAGTGACCTGGGTTCTTGATCCAAGCTCGTTGTCCGGGGCCGGCTGGCTGCTTCTTATATGTCTGCCAAGGACAACCATCAAGTTGTTTAACCATCTCAGCTGTCCATACTGGTTTACCTTGTTCACTTGGTTGTGTATCGCTCTTCGTTGGCTGCGTCTGCTGCGCTGGTGAATGTGATCGTATGCTTTCCGGGTGTTGAATCAGCTGCTTCTCAAGGTAGTCCTGACAGAATTTAATGACCTTTTCAACTTCGAAGGTGTCTTTCAAACTGGAAACGTCAACTTCAAGGGCTATTGACTCTTTGCGCCACTGGCTCTTGTCAACCTCACCGCTGCAGCCTTTTTCAATGCGGAGGCTGATGATCTTAGCTTTCTCGCTCAAAATCAGTCGCCTCCCCGCTGCAGGTCTTCGAGAATTGATTTGATGGGTTCACGCCAGACGCCAGGGGCTCGTTTTAAAGCTCGTTCGCAAGCGGCCTTCCACTCTTGATTGTCTTGGCCGTACCGTCCTTGGAGATGGTTGCGCACTACGTCCTTCAGAAACTCGATCATGGCTGCACCTTCTTGAGCCGGTGTGTGTCCTCGTCAACGTGTATGATCCTGAAAACTGCTTTGCATTGTGGGCATTCAACAGTGTCGTCTTCGGTGAGTGTGGTGACTTGTTCTTCTGAGTCGGTCTGTTGCCGTAACCACTTGTCCTCGTCTGTCTCTATAACAGTCTCCATCGGTGGCTCCTGACTGCCCGGTTCCTTAATAGTGCCTGGGCTTTGCTCTGCCTGGTCCACAGTTTCCTGCGAGGTGCTTTTCTGTGTCTTCCTAGTCTTCACATGTTCGGCGCAGCTCTTGCAGTATGTTTTACCGTCTATTTCAGTGAAGTTTTCAGGGTACAAACGTGTGCCTATCCCGCATGCTTTGCAGATAAGTGGAGCTGCTAGGAACTCACGAGGCTGCAACACAGTCGCGGTTGTGTCTTCAGGTTCTTCGCCAACTTCCCCGTCACCTTTAACACTTTCGTGTCCAATTGCCACAGTGGCAATTGGCTCTCTGTCCCAGCTTTTCTCTTTGTGTTCATCTGGAAGGTATCGCATTATGGTTCTGTAAGGTATGCCAATGTTCTCTGCAAGCTGCTTAGGCGTCCATCCTGTCATTTTGATTAGTTTACCGTATCCTTCGGCTCTTTCTTCAGCGTCGACAACACGTCTACATTGGTTTATTGCTACTCGTGCTTTCTCCAGTTTAATAGGGTCGTCAATATGTTCAAGCGTGATGCTTGGCCAGTCCGGGTCGATTTTATATCTGTGGAAGCCGTCGATGATGTTGCCGAAAGCGTCTTTTATAATTGGAACAAGTGGTCCTAGTTTCTCGGAGGACTCTTTCAGGTCATATTCTTCGCTCATTTTGTTGGCTCCGTCGCTTTTGCTTGTAACACCTGCAAAACCTCGAGGGTAGCTCTTTTCAAAGTCTGCACAGCCTCCCCGAACGTTTCGGTGTGTCCGCCGAGCGAGGCTTTAGTTATCAGTTTATCAGGGTACTTGGCTCCTGTTTCGACTCGTTTCTCTTTTTCTATGGTTATGTGGAAGCTGAAACCTACGGTTTTCTGTGTGATCTCCTGGGTCTCACTCATTCTCGGTGTACTCCTAATTTCCACAGCGCCCAGTCATACCCGCACTTGGGACACGTTTTGAAAAGCCACATTTTGTGGGCGTGGTCTTCCACTTTCCATCCGGCCGAGTGAGGATAACCTGATATTGGCACAGCTGACAAGTCAACGTTGCACCATCCGCACTTGTTGTCTTTGATTTTTTCTTCGAAGGGTTGTGTCTCTTCAGTTGTCAATTGGAATATGCTGAAACTCATCTGGGTTTCTCCACGTTTCTCTGCAGTTGTTCCATTCGAAGGCGGGCAGCTTCGGAAAGAAACTCAGCGATGCTTCGGTACTTGCCATGTTCTTCTATGAAAGCTTCGACGCTATCCACAAGTTCGTCTTGTAGACTGATTTTTCTAAATCCCATCCAATATTACCTCATTCTTACTGCATTTATGCTCTGTACAGGAACGATATATAAAAATTGCGGTAATATTGCTTCAAATCTAGAGGAATCCTATAGATCAATTTCCACATAAATATTTTATATTGGATTGCAGTAAAGTTGCAGTAAGGAATAGAATTGAACGGCTACGCAAAACTCAGTCTAAAAAAAGAATTAATGGACCGAATTCAACAGTTCATAACAGATTATCCTGATCGAGGATTTAGAAGCCTCGCACAATTCGTTGAAGATGCGGTAAGAGAAAAAGCAGATAGTCTCCGTGTCTTTGAGTTGACGCCAAGATTTGAACATTTCAACTTAGACGAAGGCGGCGTCAAAATCCGTGACAGAAGCATAGGTGTGGTTGTTGATATTTCCTTCAAGCCTAAAGGCATTCTGTGTAGTCATTGCGGAGATGGTCTATGCCGCCATGTTCAATTCGCCTTAACCGTTCCAGCTATCCAAGCCACCATCCGTAAAAGGCGCAGCGAAGGTTGGGTTCTTCCCGAAGTTTGATATGCATGCATGGGTCATAGAAACACTACCACTTCCAGTTAAAACAGCTGGAGAAACAAGACAACTTTTCAAAGAACCCTAATGAGCGCGTAAAGCTGGTAGGTTTAATGAATGAAAGATTGAAAAACCTCTTGGATCTCTTTGAGGAATACAGATCGAAACGATTACATTTACTGTCTATGATAGGGATTCCAGATTCGTGTCGCGACCCCCTTTCAGAGTTCAGCGAGGTCCTTGTCGCGAGGCTTCTGAACGCAAAACCCGCAAAATCCAGAGTTCAGAAAGGTTACGATCTAATCACACCTCAAGGTGAAAAGGTTGAAGTGAAATATCTATCAAATCCGAAAGACAGATGGATAAACTGGCACATCGTCACTTTCAACGAGATGCGAGACAAATATGCTCTGGTATACTACGAAGATCTCAAACCCAAAGCAGTGTTCATTTTTCCAAGAAACAATCTCGACAAAATATGCAAGGCTCTAGGGAAGCGACATGGAAAAACAGATACAGAACTCCAATTCACCAAGACCAATTATCTGGATCTGACCACAAATCCAAACAGATTCAGAAGACTTGGCGTTGACATATATCTCTTCTAACGTGCTCGCGAAGATCTTATAATTAGGAAACAACGAAACATATAGATTATCATGGGGCGTTTTCCTCAATCCGAAGCGGACAAAGGCAGTCAAAAATGGATTCAGAAGATTGTCAACAAAAGACCCGAACTTCTGAACCCACATATTAGACGAAATCTGAACCTCCCAGAAGACGACGATATCCAAAGGCTTTCCCCCTAAGAACACGACGGGTTTTCGGAGTATTCCGATCAAGATTTCCTAAACCTGCTTGGCGTGAAATGCATGCATGCATGACTTTGACTTTAAGAACGCTTTGACAATGCACGCAAGCATTCGGTTGAAACAGAAGTTATATCTAATGTAACACACTATAAAAAAGAGGAATCATGATAGATTGGAATGAGATTGAGAAAAAAATTAAGACAATTTCCATTTTTGAAACTTTTGAAACACATTTAGACCCAAGGAAAATGGCAGTTATTAGAAAACATGCTAAACAAATGCGAAAAATTAACTCGGTTTATAGCGAATTGCTTAAAAAAATCAGTTGGACTTCAATATCTAAAACCGAAGAGACTTTACTTATAATTATATACACATTGTTTTTGACGGAAGGACTTCTCGGTTTCGGGATGAATATGATTATTTACGCTTTGATGCTGAAAGGACATCATGATATTTGGTTTGAGTGGAAACAAAGGTTTGTTTCTTCTTTTGACGAACTTTTCGAAGTTCGGTTATCTGTAAGATTGAAGTTTTTGGAAAAGCACGAGTTTGAGTTTTTTTCTGAAATATGCCCTAAAGATATAAGAGACACAATAGCCCACTTAAATTTCGATATTGGTTCTGATGGAACTATTTGTATAAAGCAAAAAAAGAAATATACAAAGGAACAGTTGGAGACTAAGATTTTTAATGTTGTAAGATTAATGGGCTTGCTTGGTGAGGCACTTGAATGA